GTCAATTGATCCAGAAAACGAAGTGTATGTTGGAATTGTTACACTAGTTGGACTACCAGTCACATTTGCTACAATTGTACCAGAAATTGTCGCAGAACTTGTTGATCTTGGAGTATAGTTTAAAGACTTCGCTAAATTAACAACCGAGTTTCTTTTTTGTGCTGTCGAAAGAAATGCTTCAGATGCGACCATATTTAAATAGAATGAATTGTAATATGTGTTATATGCTAGTAAATCTAGCAAAACACTCATTCCTGAACCATCAAAATTATAGTCTCTAAATTCGTCTTGATTTCTTAGATAATTAATGAAATTGCTTTTGATTCCATTAAAATCTAATTCATCTAATTTTAGATTATTATCTGCAGCCATTTTACGTTGACCTTGAAATTGTTGTTTCTAAAGTTGAAGCTGAGCCAGTATTATTAATTGTGTAACTCAAATTCAATGTGATGCCATGATCTTCAATTGTAATATCAACATTTCTCAAAGTAACTCTAGGCTCAAATCTTCTAATTGTGTTCGATATACTTTCTTTTATATTGAATACTGTAAATGCGGAGCTCGGTTCAAATAAAAAATTAAAAATTGTGCTTCCGTATTCTGGATAGAATGGTCTACTTCCTTTTTTTGTTAATAATAGATTCACCAATGATCTACGAATCGCCACTTCATTTGTGATAGGACGAATGTCTCCACTCACGGGATGAGGAATAAAATCTAACGGTAAATCTTTATAAAAAGTTATAGTAGCCATATGTCATATTTATGTTACTTTTTCAGAAACTTTCGATTCCTGAATCTCTTTTCTACGTTCTTTTGCTAATTTTGAGAACTCAGCTAATGCTTTTCTTGCTCTTGTGCCTGCGGCTTTGTTTCCTTTTTCTTCGAACTTTTGATTCTCGGATACATAAGTTTCAAAGATGCTTAATAGATTGTCGTGATTAGTCATGTGGTAATATTCCTTATTTAAATTTGACAAAGTGCTTGACAGATGCTAGTATCAGTGTGTTGACCGTCTATAGATAATACTTTAAGACTAAGTATTCGCTTAGGGTGTTGGTGGTACATATGGTGGAGGTAGTGATTTAGCTTCTTCAATTCCAGCATAAACATCTTGAAATTGAGCCTGAATGCTTTGAAATTGATCAGAAATTTCTTCAAATTTAGTTTGAATATAAGTTGGTGTCAACGAAGCCCCCGGATCAGTAATGCTTAATGTAGTGCTACCAGTCATAGTAACTGTTTGTGTATCAACAATAATCTCATTTTCATCAATATTAATTGTATTGTAATCATTTTTTCTATGTTTAATTGATATTAAATCTTCTTCAATAAGAATTGTATTTCCTGAAGATTCTTTAGTGATATTAATGGTATTGCTAATGTTTAGAGTATTGTTTGCAAATATTGAAATTGCGTTTCCAGAAATAGTAATCTCGTTTGAAGATATTGTTAAGTGTGTGTTTGATTTTATATTTAGATTGCCATCTTTTAAGACTTCAATTATTGTTCCATTCACATCTAAAACAACTGATTCTTTTTGCTTAACTGTATTAAAGTTTCTAGTTAGACTTGGAGTTGCTCCAAAGTATTCTGATGCGGTTTGAGGAATTCCTGGAATGTATCCTAAAATTGCTGGCTCTTGTGCTGACAATGAGTCGAGAAAAAATCCAAACACCCATTCGCCAACTCTTGGTGCACCATATAGATTTGGAGTGTTTAATGGATGAATTGCAAGTGCCCAAGGCAAATCTGCTGTTGGAACGGCGTTCTCTTTAATTGCTGGATGATAGCCGAAACATCTAACTTTGCATCTACCAAGAGTCAAAGGATCATTAATATCTTCAACTACACCGATCCACCAAATAAATCCATCATGACCAAGAAAATTTCTCATTAGTGACCCATGTGTTTAAAATATTGTATTTCACGTTCTTGTTGTGCAACCCAAGCGTCGGAAGGCTTTCCTTCGCCTTTGTAATATCTTAAAGGTCTACCAGTTTTCTTAGACACTAACGCCCACTTACCATCTACTTGCTGTAGTGTTTCAAATAGTTCTGGTCCGTAGACTTGCTCTTCCCACTCTTCATTTGAAAGAGTAGCTCCTTTAATCATATCTTTGTATCGTTTCATAGCTTATCTAAATCTGATGTATCAACAGAACCTTCTGGAGTATTGTCTCTGATCCAAGTAAGAAGTTGCTTCTTAATTTCAATTTCTTTCTTTGCTGGCTTACCCGGTTCTTTTAAAGTCAAGTATTTAAAATCTTTCACAACAATATCGCCATGCATGTTTTTGTATGGCTTATTAGTCTTAGGATCAATCACAACAACTGTATTTTCTGGATTATTTAGAATGACGTAAACTCCACCTTGAACTTCTTTAGGCATTGAATGTGTGACTAGACCATAGACTGTTTGTGCAGCACCTTTGTGTGTTGCTAATAGAACATCGTCTGGAACAACTCTTGCTCTAGACTTATTATTTTTGATTGCAATCTGATAATTCGTCAAAACCCAGGTAACATGAATATTTTTTTCTTCATATCCAGCAGCAAATAGTTTTGGTAGAACATCAGTCATATCTGTAACATCTTTGAAAGTGCTATCAAAAATAATATTTGGAAGTGTTCCTTTCTCTGCGCCATCTAGCATCAAGTCTAAAGTTTTATCTTTAACACCAGTTGCGCGAACTAGAACATGAAGAATATATACATGAGTTGGTGTCTTTAAATTAAGATCTGACATGCCAAGACCTTTCTCAGTCAATTCTCTATCAATAATTGCTCTATCCTTATCAGAGATTTTATCACCATATTTCGCTAACAAATCTTTAGTTGTAAACTTTTGAAGAGAATCAAGTTTTTGAAATGCAAGTTTCATTTCGTCAACGTCACGAACTTTGAAATCACTTCCCGGCATAAAGTTCTTAATTGCGAATCCTTTACCAGATCCTGCGCCACCTGCAAGAAATACAATCTGTCCATATTTCTTTCCGTTGTTATAAAGAATCTGCTTCTCGCAAAGTTGATTTGCATGAAAGTCTTTCATTAAAACAAATTCTGAAAAAGATAATTTTACTAAATTTTTCATGGTACTATGTTATTTCTCCAGTTGTTTACTATGGATGAGTTGTCTAAATCTATTTTATTTTTTACATCACCAATACTTGTTCTAAGTGTTGTGGTATCTAGCGAAAAGTCGATTTCAGCTCCAGCTACTGTTTTATTATGATCTATTGGAGATGATGCTCTACTTAAAGTTAATGCTTTAATATATTCACCAGCACGAATTCTATGTTCGACTGTTGTTACGAAATACTTTCCAGACTCTAATCTGTTGGGAATTAAATTTGAATTTGTAGGATTAGACACTCTTTCAATATGACTAGGAGAATATAGATTAACAATATTACCGATACCAATATTATTAGTTCCGCCTTGTATTTCTATATTAATTTTAAATAAAGTTTTTGAAATATGTCCAATAATGTTTTCCGACAACCAAGCATTTCTATTTTCTGTATCATTGATTGAAGATGTAATTAATTTTCTTCCAGGAATTTCATTCTTAGAATCATTATAAACATTAAATATATTGTACTCATCAATTAATTTATAAGAATAAAAATCATTTGTTACTGTGTCTTTTGTTGTGTATCCAAATTTTTTTGTTGAATGTGTTCTTGAGATTGGATCGATTGTTGTCAATGATGTATTATAGAATCCTAAAACCATTGCTTGAATATGATTAAAATTGGATGCTCTTTCCAAAATTGGTGTTCGAATAATTGCTCCAGATTCTAAAGCTAAATTTGTTTTCTCATTAAAATAAATTGTTTGTGGCGTTGACAAATTTGCTTCAGCAATTAAAGATTCTATACTTCCAAAGTAATGCGAAGCTGTAAATGGTTTATTGTCTGTGTATGTTCCAGTCAAAGGAATTAATCTTTCAAAGAAAACAAAAAATTTGTCTTTTCTACATGATCTATGACAAAGAAACTCCATTGCTTTGTGTGGCATTAAGCCAGTTGAAATGAATGGTTTTGTCAAAGTTAAATTTGGATCATCTACAATTAAATCATTTACTGACATTTCTGAGTAAATTAACTTAGCAGCTTCTCTATAAGAAATATTTTTATAACTTTTGAATAAAGATTTCTTTAATGAATTTACATGTGATCTCGAAACAAAATGCAAATCAAATGATGAATTAGTTGTAGTTGGATTGACAGTAGATTCGCCAATTTTATGAACTATTAGATCCTCTCTCCAAATAATAATATCATTCGTCTTTGGTTTTGTGATCTTAATATTGATATGTTCTCCGCCTTTAATTCTAAATGATTCTAGAAATCCGCCGGTGTCTGTAATTGTAATTGATCCTGAAATACATGATGCAAAAATATCTTCATTAATTAAGAGATTTGAATATTGACCAGCTAATGTAATTTTTTCTCCACTTCTAACTGTAATGCTTATCTCTGCTACATTTACAGTGCCTCCAGGAATAGTGCTAGTTACATTTTTAGTTTCAATTAAATTATAATTAGGCGAAGCATTATTTGTAGATGAAGTAGCTTTTACATATGCATCAACAACTTGATCTGGATAAAATAAACGATTCATAATACTGGTTTAGTTATGATTGATTTTAAACCCATGTCTACAGCATTAACTAAATCTCTTTTAACAAGTTTTATTCTAGATTTATTGATGTTTCTACGAACTTCATATTCGTATTGAGACTCAGACTTTCTTTGATTTGTGGGCAAATTATTCCAAGTAGTTTCATCAATTATATCATTATTTGAATTGTAATAATATTTTACTGTACCTAATGCTGATGCTATAGTTCCATATTTTTCTTCAACGTAAGAATTTAATGTCCTAGTGCTTTTTGGCCAATCGTCGTAAATATTATAAATGTCATTTGATAATAGGACTACCCAATCATACATTGGTGTTCCATAAAATCTATATGACACATAGTCTGGTCTTTCTCCATCTTTTATAACGTAAGGATTGAAAGAAATACCTCGATATGTTTTAAAGAAATCTTTTATTTTTATTGAAGTTGTAATATCGATTGCTTTTATGTAATCGACATTATCAACTTTATAAGCAACTTTTGGATAGAATTGAAATATACTCATGATTATTAGAATATTGTTCGGTTGCTATATGCTGAATATATATCAGAAGTAGTAAGAAGTTTAGTTTCTTTTAATCCCAAATTCAATGTAACATCTGTTGGAAAATATTCATCACCATCAAAAAATGTCATCTTATTTCCCGATCCATAGTCTACAGCAACAGATTCTATAACACATAAATTAGATTCAAATAAAATTGCTAACTCGCCATTCTTAGTCGTAGCCTGATTATAAAGAAGCAATTGAAATTTGCACATGTCTGGATATCCAAATAGTTTAGTTTGACCAGTGCTTGCAATTAAAAGATCGTAATCAGCTCCGGTATATGATGCTTCTGTCGAAGATCCAGTGGAAGATTCAAAATCACTACCACTAAGACCTAATCCATTATTTGATTTTGATAGTTCATCAACATAATCATTACCATCGTTAGGCTTAGTTGGATCACTACTATCTGGATCCGATTCTGATGTTCTAGGAGAAGATGCTAATCTAAATGTTTGAATAATATCTCGCATTGCTTGTGCTTCTACTAAACTCGTTGGTTTCATAGAAAATGGTAAAGAAAATGGTCTAAAATTTGGTCCAGAATATATTAGTTGCTGAAAGTTATTGAATGCTTTTCTTTGCAAAAATTCAAAATTAGCTTTTCCAGATTGACCAGCAGATGCAAATGCTCCAGCAGCAGAACCAACAGCATTCATCAATTGCTTTTGCAATGCTTCATAAAAGCTACCACCCATTCTTTGAATAACGCCAAGACCGGTATCTTCTACTCCAGCCGCAGGATTTCCATAAATGTTTGCAGCTGGGTTCCATTGATTGGATAAAGATGATTGAAATGTTCCACCCATCTTGATATAAATAATCGGAGAAGGTGATTCTGTCTGTTCACCCAATGAATTAAAAAATTCAAATCTAACTACAGGAATAATATACTCGGATCCTGCAAAATCTGTTCCAAAATTTAATTGAGTAGCTGATGGATAGTCCCATGCTCCGTTCCCGGGAACAAAATTTGAATTTATATTACTTGTTGCCATTTTTTTCCTAACTAAATTATTATTCTATTTATGTCATATAAAGGCAAATTTAAACCACAAAATTATCAAAAGTATAAGGGTGATCCAACTAACATTATTTATCGAAGTCTTTTAGAGCGTAGATTCATGGTATATTGCGACACAAATGCTTCAGTGCTTGAATGGTCTTCAGAAGAAGTTGTCGTTCCATATGTCTCTCCTATTGATAATCGTTATCATAGATACTTTGTTGATTTTTGGATGAGATATAGAGATCGAGAAGGAATTCTTAAATCTGTTCTCATTGAAATAAAACCAGCAATACAAACGCAACCACCAAAAAGAAAAGACACTCCTACTGGAAGACCGACTAGAAGATTTCTAAACGAAGTGAAAACTTGGGGCGTGAATCAAGCAAAATGGAAAGCTGCAACAGAATATGCTAAAGATAGAAATTGGGAATTTAAAATAATTACAGACAAAGATTTGAGATAAATAGAATATATGGATATATTCGACAAAATCATA